AGAATGCCTGCCTTTTTCGAGGCAGCTAATACCGACCTTCCACAATACGGCTAACCATGGCTTACCAAGATGAGGATGCCATTCCCCTCACAGCAGTCGTGGGGGGAAGAGTTGATCTTCTTAGGCTCATCTCCGAGCTTGAGGAAATGTATCCTGATCGCTTTCCTGATTGTAATATCTCCGAACGGGAACTAGCTTTCCAGGCTGGGGCTATTGCTGTCATCAAACATCTTAAATCTAAAACTAATCGAGATTAGAACCATGTGTTTTGGTGGATCACCTCCGGCACCCCCGCCGCCTCCCCCGATGCCTCCGATGCCCGCGCCTCCTCCGCCTCCTCCGGCACCACCTGCGCCCCCTCCGGCCCCTGTGAGTGCTGGTCAAAAGGTGGCTACGATTCAAAGCAAAGCCTCAACCAAAGGCGCTATGGATAAGACCAAAGGCACCGCTGCTTTTGCTGCCCCTACTCCAAAGATTCAAACAATCCAAGGACAAACCACTGGTTTGAATGTTCCTGCTGCTCAGTAATTAAATGGAAAATCAATCTGCCGCCGCCCGTTACGCACGTCTTGCCAGCGACAGAACGATCTTTCTTGATACTGCTAGGGAGTGTGCTCGTCTAAGTCTGCCGTATCTCCTCACGCCTACTGGTGTGATGAACGGTCAGAAGCTGCCCACTCCTTGGCAATCAATCGGTGCCAAAGGCGCGAACGTCATGGCCTCGAAGCTGATGCTTAGCCTGTTCCCTGTGACGGCTACGTTCTTCAAGCTTCAGATCAACGACGGTAAGCTCGCCTCGGACCCCAATCTTGATGTTAAGATCAAATCAGAGATCGACCTGAGCCTCTCCAAGATGGAGCGGGTCATTATGCAACACGTTGCCGAATCACAGGATCGAGTGATCCTTCACCAGGCAATGAAACATCTGATTGTAACCGGGAATGTCCTGGTCTACATGGGTTCGAGTGGTGTCAAGTTGTATCCTCTTGACCGTTATGTGGTCGTCCGTGATGGAGAGGGTCAACCCACCGAGATCGTTACTGTTGAATCTATCAACCGACAATTCCTTCCTGACAAATATCAGAAGCCCAAGAGTTCTATCAATCGGGTAGATGACAACACGTCTACTCCTGCTATTGATGTGATCGTTGGTGAAGATGAAGTTGCTGTCTATACCTGGGCTAAGCTCACGGATGGTCAGTGGCGTTGGCGTCAGGAAGTCGATGGTGAAATCATTGAAGATAGCTACGGCAAGTCTCCAAAGACCACCACACCTTGGCTGCCTCTTCGCTTCAACATTGTTGATGGTGAGGACTATGGCCGTGGTCGCATTGAAGAATACCTTGGTGATCTGAAGTCCCTTGAGGGTCTGATGCAAGCCATGGTGGAAGGCTCTGCGGCTGCTGCAAAGGTTGTCTTCCTTGTTTCTCCTAGTGCTACTGTTAAGCCAGCAACCCTGGCAAAGGCAGGAAACGGCGCTATCATTCAAGGTCGCCAAGAAGATGTGTCTGTGGTTCAAGTTGCCAAACAGGCTGACTTCTCTACGGCATATCAAATGATCACTCAGCTTACCCAACGACTGAGTGAAGCGTTCCTTATTCTGACTGTGCGTCAATCAGAGCGTACTACCGCAGAAGAGATTCGCGCTACCCAGCAAGAACTTAATGAACAGCTGGGTGGTATCTATGGAAACCTGACTACTGAATTGCTTCGTCCCTATCTTCAGCGGAAGTTGTTTATTCTTCAAAGATCTGGTATCCTGCCTAAGCTTCCAAAGGGCATTGTCTTCCCAACTGTCATTGCTGGTATCGAAGGTATCGGGCGTGGACAGGATCGGGAATCTTTGATGATGTTCCTTCAAACAGTTTCACAAGCCCTCGGTCCTGAGGCAATGATGAAGTTTGTTAATCCTGAGGAAGCAATCAAACGCCTTGCCGCCGCTCAAGGTATTGACACAGTTCAGCTCGTTAAGACAGCTGAAGAACGTGACAATGAAATGAAGATGGCACAACAGCAACAGATGCAAGCAACTATGATGCAACAGGCTAGCGACTTTGCTAAGTCTCCCATCATGGATCCTGCTAAGAACCCTGCTGCTGCCGAAACCCTAGAACGTGTAAGCAATGCAGTCTCTGGAACCGCTGGAGCCCAGCAACAACCAACCCCTGAATCCTAAAGACTTTGAAATCACTGAGCTTCCCGCAGCTACTCCTACTTCTCTTGAGGTAAGACGTAAGCCTGCTGGTAAGGCCAGTGTCAAAACAAACAAAGTCAAACCCCAGCCAAAGAAAAAGGTAATCACTCCTGGTCTTGGCAAAGTTACCCTCGTCACCCACTGAACCACCTATGGCTGAAATCACTTTTGACGGAAACGACCCCGCAGTTGAGGAAGCTCGTTTAGCTGATGAGGCACGTCTTGTTGAACTTGGTGAAAAGCTGATTGCCGATGAAGAAGAACGCAATCTTGCTAAGTATGAACAAGCTAGAAAAGACGCCGAGTCCGAGCTTCGTTATGCCGGTAAGTTCAAGTCCGCTGAAGATTTGGAGAAGGCATATAAAGAACTGGAAAGCAAACTCGGAAAGAAAGAAGAAGAAAGTTCTTCGGACGACAACGAAGAGGTTTCTGAGGATGTATCTGAAACCGAAGAGGAGCCTGTCTCCGAAACTGTTAAGTTCATCCAAGAAGCCTCTGACGAGTATTTCAGTAACTCCAATCAACTCAAACCAGAAACCATCCAAAAGCTTAAAGAGCTGCCCTCTGAACAGCTGATTGATGCGTACCTGGAACTGCAAAAGACAGCAACCATTCAACCCCAGCAGTTGTCTGATGCTGATGCTACCTCCATCCTAAATTCTGTGGGTGGTGAGGCTGCGTATAATGAGACCCTTGCTTGGGCTGCTGACAACCTCAAACCTGAGGAAGTGGCTGCGTTTGATAACGTAGTTAACAGTGGTAACAAGGATGCTATCTTCTTTGCTGTTCAAGCTCTTAATCAGCGGTATCGTGATGCTGTTGGTTTTGAAGGTAAACAAGTCTCTGGTAAATCGGTGAAGAGTTCCATCAAAGGATTCCGTAGTCAAGCAGAACTTGCTCGGGCTATCTCCGATCCTCGTTATCGGGAAGACCCTGCCTATCGTCTTGACATCGAACAACGCCTGGCTGCAAGCGGCAATCTAATTTAAAGATTGTGGGGACTGCGATGTCCCCCTGCCTATTGAGGATGGGATAACCTCGTTAAAAACCCAGTCATGACTGGAGTATTGGCCCAGTGCGCTGGATACCCAATACAACGGACGAATCACAAATTGAATAATAAACGCGCGATAAATCCTTCATGAAGGGAATTGATTAACATTTTTCATTCCCACTTAAAACAATGACTTTTTCTGTAACTCAGCTCGGCCAGGTTAACGGCGCGGGCGATACTCAGGCTCTGTTCCTGAAGCTTTTCACCGGCGAGGTCTATGAGGCCTTCCGTAATGCTACGATTGCTAAGGGTCTGGTGATGAACCGCACCCTCAAGAACGGCAAGGAAGCACAGTTCATCCACACCGGTCGTGTGTCGGCTGGGTATCACACCCCTGGCACCGCTATCCTGGGTTCCGGCGATCCTAACGTTGCCGAGACCACCATCGTGATGGATGACCTGCTGGTCGCCTCCGCGTTCGTGGACAACCTCGACGAGGTACTGGCCCAGTATGACATCCGTGGCCCTATCGCCCGTCAAATCGGTCAAAGCCTGGCTGAGTACTATGACCGCCGCATCTTCCGCGTGCTGGATCTGGCCTCTGCTGAGACCGCCCCTGTGACCGGCGAGCCTGGTGGTTTCCAAGTAAACCTGGGTGCTGGTAACGAGTATGACGCTCAGGCCCTGGTTGATGGCTTCTTCGAAGCTGCTGCCCGCCTGGACGAAGTGGCTGCCCCTCAAGAGGGTCGTGTGGCTGTGCTGAGCCCCCGCCAGTACTACGCCCTGATCAGCCAAGTCGATACCAACATTCTGAACCGTGAGTTCGGTGGCACCCAAGGTTCCCTGAACAGCGGCGAAGGTCTCTATGAGATCGCTGGTATCAAGATCTATAAGTCCAACAACATCCCCTTCCTTGGCAACTACGGCTCTGCCGCTGGTACTGCTATCGAAGCTCCTGCTGCTGGCGAGAACAACAACTACGGCGATGGCACTGGTGGTGACTTCGACAACAGCTGTGGCCTGATCTTCCACCGTGACGCTGCTGGTGTCGTGGAAGCTATCGGTCCTTCTGTCCAGACCACTGGCGCTGACACCAAGGTGATCTACCAAGGTGACGTGATCGTTGGCCGCCTGGCCTATGGTTGCGGTTCTGTGCGTCCTGCTGTGGCTGGCGCTTTCCGTAACGTCTGATTCTTTTCTTACGTTTCTTGTTGGGAGGTCGTAACTGGCCTCCCTTTTTTCATGTCCTGTCCGATAACATGACGACTCAACTCCAAGCTATTAACCAGATGCTGAGTGG